ATATTTTCACCGCGACGTAATACTGATCTAATGTAAATTGATTTTGTTATTGGTATATTTTTTAACGCTTCATACCAAGGCTTATCTCTTGACACTTTTAGTCCATAATCTTTTTGTAACATGTCGAACGTATATTGTTTATCTGTATCTGCATTACGCATGCCCTTAAATTCTTTTGCAACACCTTCACCTGTTTTAATATACACATAGCAACTACGAACAGATGTTAAATCAACAGCTTTACCTCTGCGTAAATTTTCCCATGTAATTAAAGCTCTACGAACTCTATCACTAATTGATGTTTCGTCATCACGTTCAAAATAATATCCATACATTCTTAAATCATCTTCTAATTTGTTTAACCTGTATTTATCTCTGGCTAACAAAAGCCATTGTCCTTGTTTCATTTTACTTAACTGCTCTACAGGATGTATACTAACTTCACCGCGGTCATCTCTTGACGTCCACTCTTTATCAACCCTATCTTCTATTCTTTTAATTAATTTGTTTGCTCTTGCGTGAATTAGCTGTGGTAAACGATAAGACTTATTTAGAATCGTTCTAGATCCCTCCATATTTATAAGAAATTCCGGCCTTGCTCCAGCCCACAAGTATATTGCTTGATCATCATCACCC